TCTTCAAGTCTGTAAACTATTCCGCTTTTTGACAGTCTCATCATATTAGTACAAAAGTCTCTTGACTTGTTACCATCTTTCATTGCCTTTTTACTTCCTACTGCGTACTTGTAACGTATCTTATAGTTCTTACTGTCTAAATAACTAAATGCACTACCGTTGTTATTAGAGTAAATTTCGTCTGCAAACTTTCTAAGCAAACTTTTCTTTTCGTCTATGCAAATAGTCGCCCATTGTTCGTCTGTTAATTCTGTATCGTCTGCATTTAATTCGTCTACTAATTCCCATTCATCATTTACTACTTCGCCTTCAAGATTTTCAAGTATAGAATCACCGTGTTCGCAGCTTAATTTTGGTCTGTCGTCTTCGCTTAGTTCTACACCTGTTTCTTCTTCAAGTTCTTCTGTTCCTACTTGTACACCGATTTCTACAAATTCAAGTGGTTTAAGTGTCTTAAAATACAAGTTCAAGCTTACACCGTTGTAAGCAAGTATTTCGTCAAATGCATCTGTTAGAAGTTCTTGCATTGGCTTTATAACCATATTATTAAATAGTGCAAAACTGTCTTTTAGTTCGTCTGAATTACTGCTAAAGCCATTACTTGAAGCAATACCAAAAAGTAAAGGTGAAGTAACGTTATGCGCTAACATTATTTTTCTTAAACATTCTTCGCTTAAGGTACTATACAAGTCGGGTGCATCGTTTACAGGCATTGCGTCTACACTTGTCTTACTTTCTGCGTTGTTGTTAAATGCTACTATTAGCTTTTCACCATACGTTCCTGTAAGTTGGTTTAGCACTTTGTTCTTTATCAAGTGTTGTTGTTCTTCGCTTGGTATTCCGTTGTTAAAGTTTACTACCGTTCTACCACTAAAGCCGTTGTTTACTTCGTTGATTAAATAAGCACTTATGTCTTCTTCTAAAGCACAGTAAGGTAAGCCGCCTGTATAGTCTACAAGTGCGAAATATTTCATACCTACGCTATAAGGTTTTACCATTAGGATTTCTAATCCGTCTTTTGATTCGCCAAATGCACTTATTCTTTTTGGTGGGTACTTTCTAACCTCTTGCCAATTGTCTGAATAGTAGTAAGATTCGATTATGCCGTCAGAATTGCACTTTTCGGGACGTAATAATTGTACAGGTATGTGATGAACGTTTACAATACGCTTACGATCTTTAGAATATATCACTTGCATTGCACATTGACCTAAAAGCTTTAAGTCTGTAACAAGTTGCCTTACGTCTTTCTTACCAAATAACGCCATCATTTGTGCGTATTGATTTGGCTTTACTTGTGCATCTGTAGCGTTTAGACCTTTACCATATACTAAGCGTGTTATGTTGTTTATAATAGCGTTATTCGTTGTGCTATTAGTGTACATATCTATCAAGTGTTGGTAGTAGTTATTGTCTTCACCGTATTCTACCCAATCGTTACGCTTACTTTCCGTAATCACCGGTGCTTCGTAAGTGCTTAATTCCAATAAGTGTATGTTGTTACTCATAAATTATAAATTCGTTATTTGAAACGTTTGAAGTATATTGACCTTCATTGACTGAATAGTTTACTACAGGCGTTTGATTAGTGCAGAAGATTCTATCTTTATGTACTGTCGTAGTTCCGTTTTTTAGTGTAAGCTTGTAGAAGTTGTTTTCTATAAGACTAAAAGTACCGTTTACAAATGTAGCATTTATTGTGTCGTAGTAGTCACCGTTTGTAAAACTTGTGATCGTAATTTCTTTTTCTACACCTGTTGCTTCGTTTTCTACCAATAGCTTATCGTAAGTTTGGCTTCTTGGTATGAAGCTAAAAGTTTGCTCTGTTGCTATTGCTTGAAGTATTACCATACTATAATAACTAAAAAAGTGTAAATCTGTTTTCTTTTCGTGTTTTTGTAAATAGAAAAAGCAGCCCGAAAGCTGCTAAATCTACACTATGAAAAGAAAGTAAACTTATACAATTATCTCTGCATCAACACCACTTTGTGTAGCAAATACTGTTTTTAGAGTAGCTTCGCTTGAAGCATCAATAAAGTTTGCAGGAAGTTCTTCTTCTGCAGTGAACGTTAAAGAGTAACCGTTGAAGTCACCTAACGCTGCACCACTTGAAATTTCACCTGCAGAAACGTCTGCACCTTGGTCTAATCCCATTAAGAAAAATTGGTCTGTCATAGTACGAATTACTATACGTGGTCTTCCATAGGCCAAAAGTTTCACATTTTTAGTTGTTACTACGTCTTGTCGCTTTAATGCTGCAACTAAAGTCTGTGTAAAGAAAGTTGTACCGTTGTCCCTGGAAGAATTTATTGCAGTTGTAAAACTGTTTGCCGTAGACTTCAATTCAAATTTGTATAGGTGCATAGCCGTTGAATCGTCTATAGGAACCCAAGTTTTTAATTCGTCTTCTTTACCTGCATCGGTTGTATTGTATACTACCGTATCAGAATTTAATTTGTCGTAGTTAATTATATAGATAGCCTTAAGACCGCTTACGCTATCTTTACACTGCTCTATTCTACCTGCTGTTATATCACAAGCCATTTTATTTTAGTTTTATGAATAAAAAAAAGGTAGGCAATCTTACCTACCCTTTCTTTAATTCTGATTAATTATTATGCGTAAAGAATAACGTCTGATGCTACTCCGATTTGCGCTCCTGCTGCCATGCGGAATATTACTCTCACGTTGTCTGAGCCGTCGTACTGACTGACGTCAATCACACGGGCCTCTTGTGTATCCGACAAGAGCGAAACTCCTAGATACAAGTTAGAAACTTGTGCAGCTAACATTGTGTTGTTTCCAAGACCTTCAGCCATAAACAACTTAATACCGTCAAATGAAACACCGCCACCGTCAGCATACCACATTGTACCTCTATTGTCTACACCGTTTGCACCTGTAGCAGCAAAACCACCTAAAGCACGAACATAAGCAGCCATAACGTTTCTTGAAACGTAGATTCTTGTGTCTTCGTAACCGTAAATATTAGTCTGTGCATTGATTGCATCAACTACTTTACCAAGTTCGTCAATAACGTTTGCAGCAGTAACACCACCACCAACTGCAGCGATTTGGTTAGCACCCGGTAGTTGTGCAGCAGCCAAAGTTGTAAAACCTCCGTCTGTGAAACCTCCTGCAGCACCTGCAGCTCCTGTCCAAAGTGTAGTTTCCATTTCTGAAGCTACTTTAGCAGCTACATATCCAAGTAGGTAGTCTGAGAAAGACTTTGGTAAGTCTGCAAACTGAGATGCACCCATTTCAACTGATTGCCAAGTATTGAAAAATTGTGATTTACACAACTGCATATTTACTTGCAAGTCTTTTGTAGTTAATACTTTTTCTGTTAGCGTTACAGTTGATCCTGCAGCGTCAAAGTCGCAAGTACCGTTAGCTAATAAAGCAGAAGTTGCTACGTTTTGAAGCACTTCTTTAAATTTAACGTTAGGTAATACAGTTACCCCTCCGTTTTCGATTGTACTAGCAGAAAGTAAAGCTGCGGAAATATATTTTCCTGCAAACTGTCCGTTGTACGTTGTTGTGATTGTTGGCTCTGCCATAATTGAAATTATTTATTAATTAAAAATTGTTATTTACTTAGTTTTGCGAAAACTCTGTCCATTGTCGTTTGTGGTCTTTTTTGACCGTATGCGATTAGGTTCGTTTTTTGTTCGTTTTCGGGATTGTGCGTAATTGGTTTTGTAGATGGTTCGTTAGAAAGTTCTACTTCTTCTTTTACGTCTTCTTTATCTTCAGACATTTCTGTCTTGTTGTTTATTTTAGAAAGGTGTTCTACTTCTGCTTTAAGTTCTTCGTTCTCTTTTTTCAAAGCTTCGATTTCAGAAAAGAAAGTTTCTTTAACAATAGACTCTACAGTTTTCTTTACAGGTTTCTCTTCTGCCATTTCTTCTTCTACTACTTCGTCTTTTACTTCAACTTCTTCTTCAACGTCTACTTCTTCTTCACGTTCAACAACTTCTTCTTTTTTGATTTCAAAGATTATACCTTCTTCTTTGATCACAAGAATTTCTTCTTCTTCACCGTCAAGTTTGTATTCACCTTCAGGCATTGGAATTCTTTGGTCGTCTTCTGTAACGATTACAACTTGAAAACCTGCTGCAAATTCTTCTGCTTCGATTCGTGTTTGTCCGTCTTCAAGACGACGTTCTGCTAGTTTCACTTCTATTCCTAGAAGTTCTCTTACTTTGTTTAGTATTGAATTATCTTTCATTTTTCTGTTTTTACTTACTATAATAACTTATTTATAAATTGTTTGTTGCATTTTCGTTTTTAATTCGCTGCTATACAGGCAGTACAGTCTGCATATAAGTTGACTGTTTTGACGTGGTTGCCGTCTTTAGTTTCTGTAGATAAGATAGTATAACAACCGTTGTGGTGCGTGTTGTCAAACGTTATAAAATAAACGTTGCCTATTGTTAATTCCGATTCGTGTATATGTAGGTGTATTTCGTGGTCTAATTGGCAATGTCTTGCTTTGTACTTGTAAGCACCTGTTGTATCTTCTTTAGTTACGTTGCCTATGCCTTGCGCCCATAGCGAACCGTTACAACAGTCTATACTGTATGTTCCGTCTTTACATAGACAAGCACGTGTGCCACCTAAAATACCTGTTCTACTGCTTTTCACTTATTTCTTTTTTACGCACTTTCCGTTTTTCTTTTCAAAACCTTTAGGACATTCATCGTACATATCTACTGTGTGTGTTTCGCCTACCATAAACCAAGTCTTACCTTCGTATTCGTGTTCGTGTACGCCTTCAACACCTAAGTCTTTAGCCATTTCTTTAGCTTTGTCTTCTGTTGCGTATGCAAGTCTGTCGTCTATAATAGCAAAGTCTTCGTCTATAACCATACTTGCTAAGTCTTCACGTTCGATTTGTTTTAGCTTAGATTCGGCCCAAGTCTTTGCAGACTTACCACCCCACAATAAGTAAGAAATATAACCACAACTTTCTTTGTCTCCTTGATCGTAGTAGACTTCTGCTCTACTTAAATACGAAAACATTCGCTTAACAGTCTTTTCGCTTACAGGTTCACCGTTTGCTAACTGTTGCGCCCGAACCTTGCCTACTTGTGTTGCACATTTGTTGCCTACTGCTTTGTTTAAGTCTATTCCTCTTTTAGCGTTGTTGCTTACGCTTTCGGGATAGTCGCTATAGCTTTTTAATTCTTCTTTGCTTAGAAGTTCTTTAAGTTCTTCTACTGTAAACCTTTCTTCTAAGTCTTCTAAAGTCTCCGTGTTTAAGTCGTACTTGTCTGCAAAATATCCTTCTATACTGAAACCTTTTACTTCGCCTTTCTTCGCTTTTTCGTAGATTTCGTCATTGTCTATTTTCATAGAAACCATCCAAGTTCCCACAGGCATATCCATACCGTAAATAGCAGACTTATCCTGCTTACTGTTTTCTACTATCCAAGATTCAACTATTGTAGTACCTTCTACATTTTCGCTATGCTCTAAAGTTGCGTTTTGGTGATTAGACTTCTTAAAGAATAATTCTGAAGCTTTGCGTACTGTGTCTTCTGAAAAATAGATATAGTATTCTTCGTCTGTCTTGTCGTTACGTCTGTAAATTTGTTTGTTAGGCACTAAAGCCGCACCCATAAGAATTCTCTTTTCACTATCTACTTCTTTTAAAAGTATTTCGTGTTTATTTAGTGCTATAAAGTTTTCTTCTATTGCAGGTGATTCGACAACGCTTATTGCTTCTATTCCGCTTTGTTCGTCTGCTTCGTCTATTACAA